GGGGGTCTGACCGACGTAGGCCATGTTCGCGCGACCATTTGAAAAATCGAGTTCGTGAGCCATTTAAGATGTCCTCTATGTGATTAACGAACCTCTATTGTACCACTGGTGGGACAATTCGTCAATGAGCTAAAGCTACCGTTCGTCGGACGATCAATACTTGTAAGGCTCGAGAAAGATCAGCGCCAAGATCACGGCCGTCGTGGTGAAAAAATCCCCGGTGCTCACTCCGGTGCAAATACCGCAACCGAGGAGGGCGCATAACCGAAACCACATATCGAATTCACGCATGACTATTCAGCTTGTTAAAAGATGTTCCACACTTACCACACCACCACCACGTCCAGCCGAGCCCGTTGTCGTGAAACTTCCCCTGGGTGTGACCCTCTTTTTCGCAGTCTTCGACCAATTGCTTTCTCGCCGGATAGTACACGGTTCGGTCGTACTCGTCCATAAGCTCCTTCATCTTGTCGTGCCGTGCTTTGTCGATCTCGTGTCTACGCGTCCAAATGCTTTTATCCATGATTACGTTCCTTGAGCTTGGCTTCAACGTCTCGGGCAAATCGGTACATTTTCCGATCTTCCTCGTACCCGCTCATATCGTGTATCTCCGCATCCGTCAGCCCCCGCCATTCACGTTCAGGCTTCTCCAATTCCTGAGCCGCGAACGACATGGCTTGTCCGAGTTTTTTCACCAGCACCTGCTCAATCAAAGGAACTATGGACGCTTGTAACCACTCCCGGATCGCTTGATCCTGCTTAGGTGTCGTCTCGTAGGTCATGTGTTCTTCTCCTTTAGCTTGGCTTCGACATTCCTGCAAGCAACAATAGGGTCGTCGTTTGCGTCATGGATGCACTTTTCAATCTCTCGCAACGTCAGCCCAACCCATTCACGCTTTATCGGTGGTGCGGTGTAGAGGGGCACTGTGTGGTTCAGGTCAGGACATGTCCGCACTTTCATGTCAAAGTTTTTCAGGTCGAATGAATTGGCCCACGCCACAGGCTCTTGCTTTTGTGGCGCGGTATAGCGTTTTTTCTCATCTTCCACTACTGCAATCGCATCAGACAGTCTAATAAGCGCATCCCCTGAATCTTGTTCTGTGATGCCATCTGTATCAAATAGCCCTTGCAAATCGTCTACGATTGCGTCTGCCCACGCCACTGGCTCTTGCTCTTTCTTTGGTGGTGCGGTGTAGAGAGGTTCACCATATGTACCTTCGTTTTCTTCCCAACGCCCGTAATCGTTGACGCTGAAGTAGCCAACCGGCTCTTGCTCAGGCTTCGGCGCGTACACCAGCAAGTGCTGCCAAACACGTGGATCAACAGTGTCAGCCTCAGACCCCAACCGATCAACGCAGTCCATTAATTCATCGGTCAATGAACGTGCTTGGGGGCGGGTGTCGTCGGCATCGACTTCCTTCGGTAGCAGTTCAAAATGGTCAGCCACCTGCTGGTTCGTGTACTGACCGACATGCCCATCAGGAAATTTCACATACTGACGATCCGTTCCGCTAATGTGGATGACGCAGTACTCTTCCGTCTCTAGGCACAAGAGCCTGTCACCTCGGCGGTATTTAGGTTTCTCCAGTGCTTGGCGCAAGGCCGTTGTAACCCTTTCTAGCCGCTCGTAGTCATCCTTGTTTGACATGTACGGCACATCCTCCAACGCCTCAAGCGCCTGCTGCATAGCTTCTCTGCTCATGCTTCCCTTGCCTTCAACATAGCGTCTGCCATCAGGTAAGCCTGCCTCGCGGTGGCATCAAAATAATTTCCTTGCGCCAGTGCCTGCATCGCCTTAGCCGCAAAGTAGTCGCGCAGGGTCATGCCACCATATTGCCAAGTGCTGTCAGAGTCTTGATGGCCGTAGGGTTCATATTCTGACCATGGTCTTGTACTGACCGGAAATGCGGGACCTCCATCGTTAATCATTGCTCACCCCTTGCTCTGATAGCGGCGGGAAAATTCAGCAGCACCGTCGCAGTCCAGCTTTGCAACCGATGATCGGCATCCATTGAGCTGAGGTCTACGTTCAAGAGCAAATTCGCACACGCCTCACGCTCATGTGCTGCAACAAGTGCGGCGAAGCGTTCAAACGATTCAAGGTTTGCGCCCATGTATGAGACTGGGTTAAAACCAGCCTCTCGCGCCATCTTGATAATGTCGTCTCTATCCACCGTTCTTCTCCTTCAGCTTAGATTCAATCTCACGAGCAAGTCCATATCGTGCAACACGTTCTTGTGATGTGTCGTCGGCATCGACAAGTGCTTGGCGTAAAACGGCGATGGCTTCGACGTAGTAATTTTTATCGCCTGTTTCCATCAGCATATCTGCGCTTGCATCCTCTAGCACTTCTATCGCTTCTTCAATGGCTCCTCTGCTCATGCTAAGAACTCCTTGATGGCCTCGTACACATCCGTGCGTCCGTGCTGGTCGTTTAAGCGTATGTACCACCCGGCGTAGCGCATCTCTTTCTCAACCCATCGCAGAAGCGCATGGGCTTTATCTGAATCCCTTATGATCGCATCTGGCTCATCGCATACGGCTTCGTAAGCCTTTTCCCATACATGCAATCGGCGCAGTTCGTCGGCGGCTTCTCCGCATAGACCCGTGTGGCTGAATTGCACGTCAAGTTCTTCTAGCGCATCAGCCAGCACTAAGGCTTTGGGTTGTGGGTTCATGTGTTCTTCTCCCGCAGCTTGGCTTCGATTGGCGGCGCTGGAAGTGGCATCCAGTGCGACGGCTCGCCTTCGTGAATTTTCACCTCTGTGAAGTCGTCCCAGTTGTCAATACACTCGTACCAGCCACCTTCTAAGCCCACGTCATCGGCATCTATTTCTGTAGCCTGCTCGTCTGTTAGCCACCTTGCTATCACCGTTCTACCTACGTGAAGACGGTTCTTGTAAAACAAGATCACTTTGCGTCCCGTCTTTGGCACTGACTCAATCGGATGCCACGCTACCCACTCACGCTCTGTCTCCAGTGCTTGGCGCAGTTCATCAATCTCCTCCTGCATCCTTTCCTGAATCATGCGTTCGCTAATTATTCTTTCCTGATGATCGGGGTGTTCCTCGCACCGTTCATGCCAAGTCTTAATACGCTTCATAGCTTCTCTGTTCATGGTAGCCACCTATACGGCTCAAGATAAATAGCCGCGCATATAGCAGCCATTGCAAACCACCCGCCCGCCGCCATTGCCATCGAAATGCCCAGACCGAGCAGGGCGAACACTCGGAACCACATGTCGAACTCAGCTAACTTCATCTTTTCGCTCCCTGGGTTTCACCGTCGGTGATCGCTCGACGGTATGGAATACTGCGTCGCAGACCTTGCACACGCGGCGTCGCTCGGTGAAATAGCGCCGAGCATTTGCGTCCCAATAGTGCCGAGAATCCGCAACACGGGTGGAACCGGCGTGGCCTGTCCGGTCGTCATGGCAAAAAGGGCAAAGCATCCGTTCACCCCTCCCACCACGTGCGCATCGATTCGTCGATCAGCTTCATTGAATCCCTGAGCATCCGGTCTCTCGCGCGGACCGAGATCCCCAGGTCCCCCATTCCTCGGCGCTTCCGATCGAGCCAATCCTGGTGTCGCTCGACGTCGTGTTTAAGCACATACCAAGGGCGATTGCGAAAGAATGCAAGCTCCACGATATCGCCGTGATTCTTGAGCAACCGGATCACCCGCTCGGCTTCACGCTTGGTGATTCCGATCTCGTTCTGCATATCGCCCGAGGGGCAGGGTCCAAATCGTCGGAAATATTCAATGGCCTGCTGCAGCTGATTGGCTAGATTAGACTGCCTACCCATTCGTAAAGCTCCTTGGCCCAAAGAAGTGAGAGAAGTGCAGCCATCCCGATCGTGTAGGCAAGCAGGTCTTTCGCTCCCGCCCAGGCACTTCCACGTCGGTGCAGCAGTGCGGTTTGCAGCCGGTCCATATCGCTGCTTTGATCGTAAACCGGACGGGGCACGTACGTGTACCCGATCCGGACCCCTTTACGCGTAGTCACGTATCGGGGCTTCATCACACCAGGACCATCGATCGGATATTCATCTGCTCCACCGCTTTCTGGTGCTCGGCAATCCACTTCGGCCCAAGGGCATCCTTCACCGCTTGCGAGTCTAACCGACTCTGGGATGAGAACGTAATTTCGACCTGGAACTGCTGGCCCCGGTAGACGGCTGCACCCGCCTCGCGAAAGGTCTCCTTCAGCGCTTTCTCCCGCGCCACAAGCTCGGCAAGCTGCTGGCGGACTTGTGCTAACTCGTCGACCATCTGCTCGGTGATTACTGGTGCTTTCTTTGCCATTTTTGTCCTCTATCGGTTTGTTTACTGGAGACTCTATTATAACACGGGTGCTACAATCTGTCAATACCCCTTCACTTTTGTAGTCGGTCTGCAACGAGTGTGGCATATCCGGCGATATCCGCCCATGAGTCAACGTTCCGAGAGTTTCCATTAACGATCCTCGAGATTTTGTGTAAAATCATAAAAAGCGCCTCCTTCTGGAACGTGTCCATCGTGACGTAGCTGCGCCCCGCCTTCGCTACTTCCTGCAAGGCTTGGGAGATCTTCGCTTGTTCCGTGAAATCCCCGTATTCCGACCCGCGCTGTTCAAGTATTGCCTTCAAATCAGTCGATGATTGCTGCACGTGCTAACCCCCCTTGTTTGTAACGACCTTTGTACCCTTCCTCCAGGTTCATCCCGCGACGCTTGGACTGATTCAGAATCTCCTCCGCCGCCTCTTCACCGGTACGACCCGCGAGGATCTTCTCGATCAACTGTTCCACCGTCGCTGCACGACCCAAAGTATTGGGGCCAATGCCCCTTTGCATCCCGAAAGCATTGAGATCGGTGAGCGCCGGAATTGCGAGGTGACGAAGCAGTCCTGGATCCCCAGGCTCGAGCATCACGGGTTCGCGTACCGGTCCGGCGATTCGAGCGAGTTGTGATTCCTTGAAGCCCAGCGTGCCGGTGATTTGGTCCGGGGTCATTTGCGTCATGTGCTGAGGCCGAAGCGCTACTGCCTGCTCGAAAAGTGGGTCACCCCGTCCCTGTTGCAGGACCTCCATCATCGGACGAGCCATCCAATCTGCATTCTCCGCACGACCGAAAAGCTGCGGCGATCGGTTATACCTACTTATTACTGGCGCGATATTCTCGTAATCACCGTGTCGCAAACCGTAGGACATCACGTTACCGAGTCTGCGTAGTTCATTAATATCGGTTAGTGCGGTGGGACCCGAAAAAGCACCTGCGGCACGAAGCTGGTCGTAAAGCGCCGCATACTGCATGGCACCCATCCCCTCACCTGCATCAAGCGCACCAATATCGTACACACCGACTTCGTCGGGTACAGGTCTTAGGGCTTGTGCATCCTCGGCACGATTGTACATCCGATGGTAAAGCTCCTCGGGGGTCGAGCTGCTAAAAATCACATCTTGATCTGGAGACAAGCTGAATTGCGACAATGTGTCTAAAGGTCTCGAAGGGTTTATAACCCTCTGTTTTACTCCGACCTCAAGCGGAAGCTTCCCCCGCCTCATCCGCGACGAATCACTGGACGATAGTGTTGGTCGCGATCCTAATTCTGGGGTTTGCCGTAATTCCCTAACCTCACCCGTGATCGGGTCTTTGCCGAACATCTGCGCCTTATTGTACTGCTCGATGACCTCGGCTGGAGTCATCCCTCTTTGCGCTTTGGCGAACGACTCCGGAATGCGCTTCGCCCCCGGGAGGTTCGCGATCGCGCGGGTTCCCGCTCCGACTTGGCCCATCAGGTCCAAAAATGTGAGTGCTTTACCGGGTCCCGCCATAATACACCTCGTCGCTGGCTCTAAGTGTCTGAATATGCACGTCTACCGTGCGCTGAACATCCTTGCAGTATCCACCGGCGAGATTCCACACGAGAGGGATCTTGGACTTCTTGGCTGCGCGAAAGATTCCGAGGTCCCGATTCCGCATACCCTCGAGCGACAGGTATCCTGCACCGTAGGGGTCCTCGATCCACGCGTCAGCACCGGCTTGGTACATTATTATACTAGGCTTCGACGACGAAATCAAGCCGGAGGCCCACACCTCCCACTCATGAGCGTTTGGTTTATAACGCGAGACGAACGATTCCATATCCATGTTCGTCACATGCCGTACCCGGTCGTGCACGGCTAAAGCACCGATTATATCGTCCGTTCCGTCCCCGTAATGACCGTCGCCGTCGAAAATTAGCGCGGGTTTTATGGCCCCGGAGCTTAGCGCCGCGATCATCAACCCGTTGAACGTGCAGTACCCACCTCCGGAGTCGAACCCCGCGTGATGGAACCCCTGGGTCGCTGAGCATGCGACCTCCGCCTTTTTTTCGGCCACGTGTCGGGTCGCGGCCAGGAAATTCGCGTTGGTGTAGCGCAACGTCTCATTGAGCGCCGGATCGGTGTTCCCGAATCCGTTAGGGGTCTTGCCCGAGAATACATTCGCTACGTATTTCAGCGAATGTGCGGTGACGAGTTCGACGTCCTTCAACGGTTCGAAATCGGTGAGCAGCGGTCGCGCGGCCTGTCGCACGAACATCGGGATCTTGCGGTAGGACGGGAAGTCGAAGTCACAGGACTGGCGGAGATTGTAAAAGATCGGGGTCATTAAGTTCCTCTATGTGTGTTAAGATCTCAATTATACCACGGGCGGGGTATCTGTGTCAACGTCTGTCTCCAAGTAATACTCCTTGAGCTTCGGATCTGTGATCGACGGGTACTCGCGCGTGGTGAATCGAAAATGGCAAACCGTACACTCCCTCCGACGACGCGTCCCACCGTCCGCGTTCTGGTACACGGTGGTCACTTGAGTGTTACCGCCACACTTTACACATTTCATATTCCGATCTCCTCGCACACGCGGCGCACCGCGAAGTCAATATCCAATTCCTCGAAAGTCCCGTGCCACTTCTGCACACAGCGGTCGAGCGACGCCTCAAGACCCGATTGAACATCGAGTGCGTTCTGCCCGATCCCATGGTCATGCAGAAACCAAATCGCCTCGATCAAGTCCGCGATCTCCACGTACATTTCGATCGGTGTTCCAGCTACCCGACGCTTATCGGCGATATACCCTGGGTCTACGACCTCTTCGGACTGGTCGATAATGTCCTGCCCTCCCACCTGCCTCAACACCCGCTTGTAGGGCGTCGGGGTGTCCCCAGTACGGACCTCGACCATGTCGTGCGAGAGCGACCAGTGCATAAGCCTCAACGCGTATTGAGGGTCGAGTAGCTGCTTGTCCCTGCAGTGTCGAGCAAGTTGGCCGACGATGAGGGTGACGTTAAAATGATGCTCCGCTAGATTCTGGGTGCGCGAGACGTTGACGATCTGCCACCGCTTGACGTGCGAAGCGCGGAGCTGTTCGGCTAAAGAAAGACCCATCCTTCGTTACCTTATCGCTTTAAGACGCTCGAGCCTGTCTATGATCTGCCCACTCTCCAGGGGTTCGAAATTCTCGAACTCGAAGTGGTCCACGGCACGGCTCAGCGCCTGATTCCATATTTCTCGCACGAACTCCCTAGTGTGCGAGTCCTGTTCGCCTAGTAACTCACCGAATCGGCGAGAATACCAGATATCGAATACCTCATTACGGTTTTTCATCTCGGGTATGCCTCATAATACGGGTTTGAGAGTCCACGGTCCAAGTGCGTCCAACGTTAATCGCCATCTTCTCGGTTACTGCCTTGTGAATATCAATACCGTTCATCGCCGCCAAATCAAGGAGAAGGATCATAATATCGGCGAATTCCGCCGCTGCCTTCGGATCCCGGGCGTACTCACCCACCTCTTCATAGAGCTTCAGAAGGATATCGGGTGTTCGGCGATTCGGGAACACCTCGTCGGCCCAAGTGGTTACCACCTGCTGCAGCCGACGAATGTCCGCACCACCGCGTCGAGCGAAAGCGTTAACCGAGCGCACGGTGAGGTCCGCGTTCTTCTCGCAGTTCCCGAGCACGCCGTTGTACTGGTGTTTCACTTCGAAGTTCGCCACCGCTGCACCGTTAGCATCAATGACCACCATATCGTTCCCCGGGTGTATGCTCCAGGGAAGGGGGTTCTGTTCGTGCGTGTGCAGCAGCGAGTTCATTATGAATTCATTAGACATCTTTTAAGCTCCAGCCTTGTTGCGGAATTTGTAGCGCTGCCATTTGGATACGATCTCTTTACGTCTCGCCGTGTAGTTCTCACCCTCGGACAGCAGCACCACCGAGTGGATATC